TTTTGAGATAATCAACATAAATCCATAACTACCATCAACCCAACAACCTTGTCGAGCTTTTTTTAACTAAAAATGTTAGGGGAACACTTCTCATGTATGTGTAGTGTCTAGTTTTGGTGTACCCCCCTCTGTCGTGTAACCCCTGCGAGGTACGAGCTAGTGTTTACGTTTGGCTATCTGTGGAGAGCCAAAGGTAAAGATAAACATTTGTGCGTCAGCACTAAGTTACTCATTGCATGGGAGGTCCCTCGACCTTGCAATCTCTACGATAGGGTGGGACGGTGGGGATATATATTCATTGGTGAGCGGAGCCATTCATAGCTCAAGCGAACCAATTAGATTTACATAGTTAGACTATGCAGAGAGCTGCGCTTTGTTTATCTATTATCAAATCAATGCGACAACCCAGCTAATCATTTGTTCGAAGAACTAAGTTAGACGCCATTGGGCTAGGCATCTCGAAGAGATTGGCGTCGTGTCGGAGATGAGGGTCTGGCTCATCCGACACCCAGCAAATTTATGTAAGGTCAATCTTTATATTGAAGTCACCGACTACTTGATGTTGGGCTTTGTCAATCGGCTTGTGTCCTGCTCGATCAAGTATATCTTTGCTTGCTTCCAACTTGACATACTCAGATTTTGCATTGTTTGAAAGGTTGATTACTTGTTTCAAGGATTTCGTAGCAGACAAACCAATCATACTTTGGACTTCCTGAAACAATCTTTGTTGCACGTGTGGGAGCTTCAAAGTCTTACTGGCTGTGACTCTGCCACTTTCGCCTTTTGAATATCCACTAAGCTGTGAGGCCTCAGTTATGGTTTTTCCATTTGCTACGGCCATAACCAAGAGTTCTTGTTTTTTGGTTAACTTTTGATTCATTGCTTTGTCTAACTACATGATTGGGTCAGCTCTGATTTTGCGTTGAATTTTAGACCCTTGTCAAGATCCTACTTATGGTGCAATGAAATTATTTTGGATCAACAGCGACAAAGGAGCTGCAGCGGAAAGTTGTCCAAGTGGTTTACCACCTGGTCAATCTTTCTGCTAGATCCAATAGGGTTCAAAGATATTCAATAGTGCAGATATGCAATAAAAGTGTTTTTTTTTATCTGTTTTTGATGTAGAATAATAAGTAATAATAATAATGGAGAAAGCTAAATGAAGATCAATTTTAGATTTAATAATGTTCCAAAGTTCTTTCAGGTAACTTGTTCTGAGTGTGGACACAAACCAACAAAGAAAGAGATTGAGGATTGTGATTTTTGTAACGAGTGCGAAGAGATGTTCAATTATCCAGACGATATGTTTGATTGTCCTGATCATCTTAGAATGATTAACCATCCAGACGATCCAAGAAATGTAAAATTGAGGATTGTTAAATGAGTAGGGTTAGATCTAGAAAGGCTAGGAGGAGGGCAAGACTACTTGTCCAAATCCTTGACGAAACACAGGAAAGTCTACCGATCAAGATTATGAAGTATTACCTCTTATTCTCTGGAATAGTGGTAACTATCGGTCTTTTATTTTTTGGAATATAAGGAGAAAGCAAAATGACAAGACACGAAATGTTATCAAAAGAATTTCACCAATTAAATACTGGTGTAATGATCCGTTGTAGATATTACGGACCAACTAATCAATCAGGCTCGAGGATTAAAGCCAGTATTTCAGGAGTATCCTTGAAAGATATTTCTAAAATTCATGATTGGGATTATTCACTAAATCATAATGAAAATTATTTGGCATCAGCTCAAGCCGTTTTAAAAAAATGGAACGAGTATCGAAGAGATGGAATACCGGAAATTCCAAACGCTGTAATTTATAATTGGACGTATGACGCAAAGAACCACGATTATATTTTTATTTGTTCATAGGAGGAAAAACAAATGAGTAAATCTATCAAACAACAAGTCTTTGAATTTCTCAATGGTTCTGCAACTAATCATCTAGGGCTGACAACCCTAGATGCTTTGAGGATATTTAAAACAACTGAGCTTCGAAAAATCATTTCTGATTTGAATGAAGAAGTTCCTAACCAATTTGTGCCAGTTATTGAGAAAACAAAGGGCAAGAAACACGCAAGATATTTTTTGAGATCTTATTTAGAAAGACAACTACAGCAGACAATAAACGCTGAGATTTCAGGAAATTGGTTAGATGGTGAAGCCGATAAAATGATTGATAAATTTTACCATATTAAAGACAGAAACTTTTATAAGGAGAAAGCAAGCAATGAATAATGTTATAAAATTATTAGGAGAAAATCCAAACGCAGTTGAAGTTCTAAAACATCTTGGTTCTAGTTCAGTATACAACTATTTGAATACAACAAGAGGAGGTCTTGAGTTGCTCTTGAGATCTCCTGAGTTTCAGAACTTAGAAAAAACTTGTAATGGTAAATCGAATCCAATCGAAATAAATTTACGAGTTGCAATTAGTTCTATTGATGAAATTCTAGTTTATTTTAACAGCGTTGCAGATCTGAACAACATTGGTAATGATCCTGATGAATAAAGAATATGAAACTATTGGAAAGATTGTGTGGCATAACTTGTGCCACACGATCAAAGTAAGCAGAGATTATTTGAACTATTCAGAGAGTGGTATGCCTTACGTTCTCGACCATTTTGTTCTTGAAGTTTTCGATTCGAATGGAAAGAAAGCAAAAAGCAAACTTACAGAAACTGGATACAGATCTTATATGATTGCAAGGAAATCAAAATATTATGGTGGCACTACTCATTGCGATAAAGAAATTAGCGATGAAGAATTTATCAATGAGTTAAAAGAAAAACTAGGCGATGAACCACAACAACAAGAATTATTTTAAGGAGAAAGTAAATGAATAGAATCAGAAATAAAAATGGCAGATTCAAATCAAAGGGAAGCGGCGATCAAGAAAGAGTGCTCTTATGTATGTATGCAATCTTTCAGGAGAAAGGAAAAAAACTAGGTTCAACATCAAAAGAGATTCATGCAATGTATGAAAAATGGTTTGGATCAAAACCAAAATCAACTATCAGTTCTGTTCTTAATGTTCTCGAGTATGGCAAAGGATACATTGTATCGAGAGAATATTATTCTAAAACTCATATCTATTCTTCAGGAGAGCATAAACATTGCCCTGAAAAAATTAGAGAGTATGCATACAACTGGCATGGGGAACAGATTATTAATCAAAAATTATTAGAAGCAAAGGAGAAAAATAATGCTGATAAAAAGTTACAAAAAACAACTGCTCGAGTTAGCTTACCCAAACAAAGTGGATATGAAAAAAGCATATAGGTGGGCCGGTATTCCCTACAGTTCTTATCATAGAAATTTTAAAACAAATCCTGAAGTTGAAATAAGTTTAGCTAATGCAGAGAAAATAGCTAAACAAATCAATGTCTTATCTAAAGAAATAAATTTAGAGAAAATGAAAGAGAATGGTATGTGATGGCAAGTAAAAGTAAAAACAAAGGGAGCTATCACGAAAGATGGTTCCTCAAATTATTTCAATCACTTGGATTAAGAATCAAGAAACAACCATTATCAGGTTCATTGGGTGGTGAATACAAAGCAGATCTACTTTGGAATATAGATCTATACAAAGACAAAAATCTTTTTGTTGAAGTAAAGTATAGAGATAAATCCAACTTCCCAAATGTATTCAATCTGCTCGAGGATCGAGATGTTGCATTGTGTAAAAGAAAGATTGGAGATCCACGATATTGTGTTATAATCAGCGACAAGGTATTTGAAGAAACAATAATACCAATAATAAAAAAAGCTCAAGACTACGATGTCTATATAAATACGAGCATAGTAAAAGGAGAAAGCAAATGATTGATCTATCAGATAACGTACATTTTTTTGGTACAAAAAGACAACCAGAAACAACATCAACCCCAACTATTCCGGAACTTACTGAAGAAGAAATAAACGCCGCTAAAGTTATTTTGCTCAGTTCAGATCCAAAAGAAATCAATGAGATAATGATGAATACACCAAACGTAATTGATGGGTGTAGCTATGAAAATCATATTCTTAAAATTGACAATCTGGAATCTGCAACAAAACTTTATCGAGAGATGCTTAAGTTTCATATCAAACTCGATACGATAAAATATGAAGCGAATCTTAAAAGATGGTGGTGTTGTTTCAATAACCCTCGAGATCATACAAAACATGAAATGGATATAAGGTTAGAACAAATCATTGAGGAGTTAGCCGATATGCCATTAGATATTGCAAGAGCAATAACAATCGAGAGTAAGAAAACTTGGTTGTATAAACCTACACTATTTCAAATAAACGATATGTATAAAAACGAAAAAGCATATCGAGTTCACTTCTTAACCAGTACAAAAAAGTTTCTAAATAAATATATTGAAGAGGAGAAAGCAAATGTTTCTTGATGATGATAGATGTAAAGTAATGGGAGGTTCCGATGCTGTTAAGATTATGCAAGGTAAATGGAATCAACTGTATTTAGAAAAGAAAAAGTTAGTAGAGGTCGAGGATCTCTCTAATGTATTTAGAGTTCAATTAGGTGTATTCACACAAAAATTTAATCTTGATTGGTTTATAAAACAGAATCCACATTGCGAGATCGAAGCAGAAGAAAAAGCTTTTGCAATGCCAGGAGCTGAAAACATGATTAAAATTATTTATCGAGGTCATGTAGATGCAATCATAAAGAATACACAGACCAATGAGAAGTATGTATTCGAAGCAAAGCATACAAGAGGATTTCAGAATCAGGATAAGATGATTCAATATTATATGCCGCAGATTCAATTCTACTTAGCATTATGTAGCCATGAAACTAATAAGCTAATCTTTTCTGCAATACATGGTAATGATATTCAAACATCAACTATCGAATACAATCATTCTTATGTAATGTTACTGCTCGATAAGATGCAAGATTTTTGGGAACATATTGAAAGAGGTATCGAACCAAAAGACTATGATTCATTTGATACCAATCAAGATGCAATCAAGATAGATCAAAAAGTAAAAAGAGATCTATGTTCAAACAATCATTTCAAAATGTTATCTGATAAATATATCGAAACAAAAACACAACATGATACTCATCTCGAAGTAAAAAAAGAATTACTAAATAGTTTGAATGAAGATGATGCAGAAATTTATAATGATGATATACTTATCAAACAATCAAATAAAAGACGAACTATAACAATTAAGGAGAAAGCAAATGGCACAAGCTAAAGAAAATATTTATTCTGCACTCAACAAAGTAAAATCCTCAATCGGAAAGATTGCAGAAAAAGGTAGTAATCCACAGTTCAAAAACAAATATATGAAGCTCGAAGATATATTGAATGAGATTGAACCATTGCTTATTAAAAATGATGTAGTGTGTTTTTCATACTTTGATTATCAAGAAATGAATAGCACACTCATTCCAATACTTATTATGGAGTTCAGACACTTATCATCAGATACAATGATTGTAAGTAAAGCACCATGCGTTGATGATACTAAAAGAGGTCAGCAACAAATAGGATCTGGAGTTACATATATGCGTAGATATATGATGCAATCTATTCTGAATCTCAGACCAGATCCAAAAACAGATGATGATGGAAATAGTAGTAGTGAACCAACATCACCTGAACAACAAGCTTCACAATCTACTAAAGTAACTCACAATACACAAAACTGGATATAAGGAGATTGACAATGGATAAAGTAGTGTATCAAAACCAAAACAAAGGTAAGTTATTTAAGAATGATAGTGGTGGTTCGGTGCAAACTGAACTTGCCGCTACTGGAAATATCTTTGATGCAAATCAAAACAAACACAAAGTTGCATTGATAAAAGAAGTTTATAATGGAGATCAGAATAATGCTAGACGTTATCTCTATATAAGAGTTGGTGTAGCATTTCCAAACAAATCAGATAAAGAAAATGCACCAATCTATAGTGGTGGTTTTATCTTACCGAAAAACTGGAATGAACCTTACATCGATCCTGATGATAAAGCAGAGATAGATTCTGCTCGAGCAAAACGAAGAGCAGAGGGAAATGAATTAAGAATGGCATACTTTCTCAATGAAGATGGAGTAGGTTTGCAAGTTAATAATTTTACTCAAGGTACATCTGCGGTTACAAATATTCAGCAAAAGAATAATCCTGAACCTATTGACAATCAAATAGAAGACGACGATATTCCATTCTAGGGTAAGCTTTCTCCAAAAACTACCCTTCAACTTGGCTGGCAAGATCCGATGTTTCCTTCAATTCTTGTCAGCCATTTTTTTCTAGGATAAAATTATGTTTACAGAAATGACACACACAGTAATACTTATGCTTACTATTGATCTTGAATCTGCAAGACAATGTGAAGAGCTCTCGAGAAAAGTATATAATGAGAATAGATGCTTTGAAGCATACAATATTTATTCAACAGTTCCCCCTCGAAAACCAAATAATTTTGATACAATTATAGATCTTTATTTAGAAAAGAAGAATGTTTGGGAGAGATAGTTGATACAGTTGATGGACTTGATAGGGTCTTTTCCCACAAGTAAAGCAACCACAATTCATCAGGTCCATCATAGTCATCGAAGTCAAAAGCGAGTTGTCTAGGTGTGATATTGGAAGTGAGGTCCATCGATGAACGGACGTCTTGATTCGGCTCTTCTTGTGTCGATGTAGTCATTCATTAAATCCTCTGCACTATCTGGTGACATAGTTAGAATCTTATGCCATGCCGCACCCCAAACAATATCAATGCCAACTTCTTTGGCCGCCTTACGCATAGCATCAGCTATGTTATCATAATCCACAATATCCCAAGATGGATTACTGCCATCATAAGCCATAAGATCAACAGCGTGTGCATACCCATCTTCCTGAATCAAATGTTTACTTTTCATAGTCTGCGATTTTCCAGAATCATACAATTTCTTTTGAGTTTCAAGGTCACGAACACCATAAATAACTCCAAAATCTACATCAGTATACTCAATCGCTTTCTTAACAACCTCAACAAGTTTTGGATGTACTCCATCCAGTTTATCCAACGACCTTTGTGATAATTTAAATGCCATGTTTTTTCTCCTAAAGTTTCTAATATCCCAATCCCTATGTATGCGAAGATTCTCACGTCGTTTCTCCCAATTATTTCCCATTCTTTCGTAACCCAAAGAATTTGGTTACTGAGCGTACACCAAAACTGGCGGCTACTATACAGCCTAAAGTTACTTGATACCACTCAGGCATCGTTTCTAAGGCTCTGAAGCCTTCTTCTACTATATTTCTACCCCAAGACCCCATGAAACAGAGAATAAGTGGAATACTAAATAAAATTACCAGATATTCATCTTTCCAACTTGCCTGAGATCCTTTCATTGCTTCAAGATCCCAATCAATATCTCCAGTTAACTGCTTCTTTTTTATCTCCAGGTTAAGTTTTTGTGATTCAGCTTTTGATTCTATCCATGTAGATGCCATACCACCAACAAGTTGTAATGCTTTAAATATCATTTTCCTACACTCTTCATTGCTTTCTTATGTGCGTTTGTGAATGAAGTTCCCTTAACCATAGCCTTAGCCATAGACATCATGTGTTTCTTAGAATGGTGCTTACTGTGTTTCTGCATTGTTTGTTTTTGTTGCTTTGTTAATTTATCATATAAAGCTTTCATTGATTTGATTCCTTTCCTAACCAAATAGCAAATGCTCCGGTCATAGCACCAGTTACAACGGACACTAAGCCAGCCTGTTGAGTGGTAAGATCAGGCTGACTCAACGCCCACTCGATACATCTAATGTAAACACAGGTCATAGCTAGCATCATCAAGCGTGGGAGGATTCGCCACTTGTCGAGCGTTTCTGGTGTCATCAGCCTATGTTTCCCCTATCGAGTTGTACTAATCCGTATACAAATGCAAGCAGTATACCCATACCAACTATAACACAAAGTATCAAAACGATAACTGTAATTATCTTCTGTCGCAATACTTGTTTATCGTATATCTCTTTCTGCCTACGCTTGCGTATATCACCTTCCATCTTAAGCAATTCATTCCAAGCATGAGTACCATGCGTAAACTTAATAAACTGTTGTAGCTCATAGCGTTGCTCCTCGAGCTTCTTCTTGGCAGTCAATGCTTCAACAGCTTCTTGTTCAATACTACCTCTGCGTGTAAGTTTTGTAAGAAAAGAAGGATTCTTTGCTCTCTTCTGTGCGTTCTCAATATCAGATGCGGCACTCATCCACCTAGACAAGTCATTACTCATACCTTGAATATCTTTACCAACTTGGAAAGCTCTCTTGATGCCATTAAATGCTGTGTTCGCAGTAGCGATTGCGGCAGTTATTGAGAGAGGGTCAAGCATTTAGCTAACTTGTGATAGAACTCCGATGAGCATGGTAATAACAGCACCCATGCCACCGATTAATACCACCTCTAATCTTTTTAATCTGTAAAAGATTTCTTTGAACTGAATATGATTTTCAGTTTCTAGTTTCGTTATGCGTTCCGACACTTTAGTCATTAACTAGGCTTTGTTGGGAATGTAACAGAAGACATATCTAGCGACCCATCACTTGATAGCTTTGGTGATGCACCAGCTGGTAAATCTCTAAGCTGTTGTCTATAAGTCTTCCAGTTATCAGCAAGAGTTACATCAGAGTTCGCCATCCAGTCTGTTTCAGCGAGCAATCTATCTCTTTCAACTCTAAGCAATCGCATTGGCTCTGCATTGACTAGCTCTGTTTTTTTATCGTTTACAGCTTTCCATGTTGTGCCAAAGTCTGAGGGTTTATCGCTCTCGATAGCTGAACCATTGCTGTCTGCTCCAGTAACTTTACGAAACATAGCGTTAAATTCTGCTTCACTTGTAGGCTCTCCCCTGAGTACCCACTCTTTAATACCTAATTCTGATAATGCATTTGCTATTGTTGTCATTGTATTCTCCTCATCCAGATATTTCCATTAACATTATTGATGACCTTCCACTTGCATATTGAACACTAACTTGAGCAGATGATGAAAGCCTTCTTCTAAATTGAGTTTTATAAGTTGTAGCAGATGTAGTTGATGGACTATCTATAAAACTTTGAGATCCATATATGTTAAAATGATTTAAAGCACCGTCATCATGTAAGAGTTCAGTCGCCCATTGAACAAGCTGTGTGCTACCCCTTAATATATTTAATTGAATTTGGTCAGTATGTTGATAGCTCTTATGAACATTTTGAGAAATAAAAATTGCAATCTTTGATGAAGTAAATTGCGGTGTAATAGTAGCTGTCAAGCCAGTATCTGCGTAGGTTTGACTGGTGCTATTAACTTGTGTTGTTGTACTGTTCTCAATTACTTGTATTACATGACCAGCTGGAAAAGCAATAGTCCCAGCACTTGTCTTACCCTGAATTGTATCGACTTTGAGTGTACTCATTGGGCAATCTCCATTATTACTAATCTACCACCAGAACCATAAGAGTTTTGATTTATTTCGTTATCAGCATTACCTTGTATAGTTGCACATTGAACTTTATATGTGAGAGCAGACGTAGATGATGGCGTATGTTCTATCATAAATACCACATAATCCATTAGCCTTGTGTCAGCATTATTTGCTCCTGATTGAGCTACACCATACCCAGTTCCAGATGTGTTATGACCGATTGCAGTTGAACCTTTTAACACTCTAAAATCTACACCTTGCCAAGTTCCAGAAGAACCACCCCCTACATATACTTGATTTTGAACTACAAAAAGTAATTTAGAGGTAGAAAATTTATTCGTAAACGATATAGACAATCCAGGCAAATCAGCAAAAGTGCTTGAATTAGTTGCTAACGAACCACTATGCGTTGCAGATTGTACTTGCACCACATGACCAGCTGGCATCTGCACAGTACCGCTTGCGGTCACTCCTTCGATTTTGTCTGCTTTTAATGTTGAGGTCATTATGCATCCTCCAATGCTGTTACTCTCGCTGTGAGAGCATCTATCTTATCATCTGCTTCTTGTAGTGCTTTTATGAGTATGCCTACAAACTCTGTATATCTAAGTCCGTATCTGTACTGGCTACCATCTTGTCCCTCTGAAATATCCTCTTTGATAAACCCTGCAAATTCAGATGTTTCTTTGCTTATATCAGATAGGACAGTTTCAACATCTTGTGCAATTAAACCATAATGTGTTCTTGTTTTGCCGTTGAATATATAGCTTTTAGGAGCTAGACGATTTACAAAATCTAAACCTAAATCACTATCTGTTATTGTGTTCTTTTCGTTTTGGTCAGAAGTTTGGATTGTGCCATTGGTGGCAAAAATATCGTCAAATCTAAGACTACTCGTTCCTAAATCGTAATTATTATCTGCGTTAGGATAAAGCCTAACTGTATCCATAGCTATATAGGTAGTTCCATTCACAGCAAATGTTAAATTATTACCACCATCTGAATTAATATTAAGTTTACCAGCTTCAGACCCAATACTTCCTATAAGATTATTGTCTATTCTCAAATCTATAATATCGCCATGATTTGAACGTCTATTTGCCAATATAACTGTATCATTATTTCGTGTAACTGCTAATTGCCCACCATTATTATATTCAAAACCATCCGTAGCACTGCTAGAGGAAGTCTTTCCAACAAAGAGATTGCCACTTGCATCCACTCTCATACGCTCTGTGTTAGCTGTCTTTACAGCAACTACATCATTAGTTGATAAATCCAGACCGCTGTCATTATCGCCAGTTTGATTAACTACTTCATCTACTTCTATCTTGCTCATACTACCACCAATATCCCAGACACAGTTACTGTTGCAGTACTGCCAATCGTTATCGGCCCAGCTACAACAGCATTATTCGTTGCGTCTATTGTGAATGAATTATTAATTGTGTTTTCTACTTGGCGAATAACTGGCTCATAGCTAGTGCCATCCGCTTGTTTTCCTATGCTATACTCTGACATTAAGTTATCTCCATTATCGACATTGTGACCGATACTTTGTCAGCAACTGAACAATCTATCTCTATTCCATCGCCAGTTTCTAAAACAACTTTACCACCAGCTAACATATTCTTACTTTGCCCTACAGCAATAGGAACATCTTTGGCTAAAAATGTTGTCGTGTTGGTTGCTGTTCGACCACCACCAGATGTTGTTGATGTTAATTTTACTGATGCTGTTACTTGTGCAGTATGAACATTGGCTAGCATCAAACCAATGACCACAGTTGTTGTACTTCCAGGTGTAGTATACAAGTCCTCTGGCGTACCAGCAGATGCTGGCATGACATCGTGACTAACTACCTTAAATGTATTTGCCATATTATTTCTCCTTTATCCCAAAGCTATAGCCAATGCAACACTATTCGCTTCAGCAGTTGCTTCGGTAGTTGCACCAATATCACTTAATAATTCTGACGCACTTCTACCCTCGATAGAAGTACCACTTACTCTCAAGAAATCATCATCAGCTACACCAGATGTAAACGTAGCAACATTGCCATTTGATATTCCTGATGTTGGTATTTGAGAAGTAAGAGCTATTGTACCAGTAGTTGCTGGCATTGTAAGAGTAATGTTACCACTAAATGCAGAGTGAGCTGGTGCTTGAAGTTGTGCGTAATGCTGATTAGAACTTTCGCAATAAAATCTAATATAAGATTGTGTACCACCATTCTTTAAATCTATAGCACCAGTTGAGATATCTACATTACCATCAATACGAACAACACCAGCACCATTTGGTGTTATAGCTATGTTTCTATCACTTGATGATACAATACTATGTGTAACTACATCTAAGTTACCACCTAATTCTGGTGTACTATCTGATGATAAATTACCAAATGCACTTGCCGCTTCCCAGCCACCAGACTTATATACCTTCAACTGATTAGCTGTCGTATCAAATAACAAATCACCAACATCGAGGGAAGAGCTTGGTTCGGAGGATGCAACTCTGTATCGAGCCGCAAAATCATTTACACTAGATAGATTCGTTGCAACAGAATTTACATTAGAAATATCAGTAGCAACAGTTGATATGTTTGATATAACACCTGATGCGTTGAGTGCCGCCATGTGACCGACAACAGTAGATGTTCCTAAGTTTGCCATTGCTGTTACATTTGCAGATGTTCCAAGAAATCCCATGTCCTCTACAACAGCAGATGTACCTAATAATCCCATGTCTGTAACAACAGCACTTGTTCCCAACAATGCCATAGCAGATATGTTGCTCGATGTAGCTAACAATCCCATATCTTCTATAACTGCTGTTGTTGCAAGTAATCCCATGTCTTCTACCACAGCAGAAGTTCCTAATAAATTTATAGATGTGGTTACATCAGCTAAACTTTGGACAGCAGTAATAGTTGGTCCAGCTTCTACTGCACCAGTAGTAGCATTAAATCCTAATACTGTGCCTACTCTTGATGCTTTGAGAGGTAGCTCCATAGATGCTGTAGCGTCTTGATCTTGTAGTCTAATAGATCTGCTTATTGTATCATCAACATCTGCATCAATAGCAACAAGTTTATCTAACTCTGTATTTAAAGAGGTAATATTAAATGCACCTTGAGTTGGAAAGTCAGTTGTTCTCTCAAGAGCGATATCTCTAGTAATAACAACAGTTGATCCACCAGTTGCACCAGTAACACTTATAGCAACAGCACCAGTAGAACCATTTCCACCTGATACTGTATAATCAGAAGTTAATGTTTTTAATGTGCCATCTACATAAACATTTAAATCTGCTTCTGCAAAAAATTCAAAATTTACTGTAAAAGACGTTTGTGTCTGTCCTTGTGCTACAGTATATGAAACTCTCGGTGTGTTATTTGATACTGATATTGTCATAAATTAACCTCCATATCTATTTGCACCGAAGCCATCTGAAATTGATCTTGTCATATCATTCACCAAATCTTTTAAAAACCATAACCTCATATAAGGTAAATTGCTAATAAAATCTTTAGAACCTTCTCCATAGTCGCCCATTACAAACGATCCAGCACTTCTTACCAAATCAGTTCCAATGCCTACTCCAGCACCCATAGGCATCGTTACAGCGTCAATATAATCCTTTTCTTGCCTGTACTTTGGACTAATAACACCCATACCAATATCTGGGCCACCTAATGCTAATGATGTATGTAATGAAGTATAGAATAAATCACTATAGATTGCCGCCAACCCTGACATATCAAAAGATCGAGCAATCTTATCTTCAAGTGACATATTCTCTAGTACATAAGGGTTGTTCATATACTTTAATTGCATACCCATATAGGCTAATCCCATCATAGTTACCACACCAGTAAGTCTATTTGTAACTGCTCCTTGTGCATACAACCCAGTAATCTTGTTTGCCGCCGCAAACGCATAAGAATAAAACTGAAATGGTAATGCCATTAATGGTTGTTCTATTCGAGCATATCCTGACACTCGAGGATCTTCTTGCATACCAGCCATTCTTGCAATACGCATTGGGATATAGAATACACCATCAGTTGCTAATGGTTTGTCTGCTGGTGTTCCCATCAATACGTTATTACTAACAGACATATTTAATGCTCTACGAAATACTGTTAAAGCTTCGTCATTTGTCCAAGTGCTAGAGTTTGCATACCAAAAGCCTTTTTCACTTTTCTGCATACCAGCTCCCTCTTCCATAAATCTTGGAGAACCATCAAGACTATAGGCATTTTTATATCTTTGAACTGCTTTTGGAGAAGGTAAAAAATAAGGATTTTGTCTATTTATATCAGCTATATCAACATTATCATCAAGATATCCTTGTATTCTTTCTATCTCAACTCTAGAAGATTCTCCTCTCACTAAAGCATCAGATGATATTTGTCCTTTAAAATAATTACTTCTTTCTAAAAAATCTTGGAATCTCAAATCATCAGGTTCAGTATTTAATGCTAATTGTTTACCTCTTTCACCAAGCTCTCTTAAAATTCGTTCTTGATTAGCATCCAATTCATTTGGATTTTTATTTAATACATCATTAAATTGTCTATGTAATTGTTCTGCTCTTACAAACTTTGCATCTTCATAAGCAACTCTATCAGTTATCTTCATATTCTCTTCTCTTTGAGAATCTATTAACTTTGCTTCTCGTTCACCTATCCCATGACGTACGAGAAAATCTCTCTGCTTTTGTGTTATAGAACCATCAGCCCACTTTGTAGAATACTCAATAATATTATGACTATTAGCCATACTAGAAAA